TTCAATACTTCTGGTGAGACAGTCATCCATCCAGATGACGTTGCGTGGTTATTCGAGAGCATCAAAGAACCCAAATACAAGACGGGGTTTGATAGGAACCTTTGGATCTGGGAAGAGTATCAATCTGATAGCACATATCTATTAGCTGCTGACGTAGCACGGGGCGACGGTGAGGACTACTCAACGTTTCATATTCTAAAAATTGAGACGATGGAGCAAGTAGCAGAATACCGTGGAAAGATAACCCCAGATCTTTTTGCCAACATCGTTGATACAACAGGAAGAGAGTTTGGTAACTGCATGGTGGTCGTTGAAAACGCGACTGTTGGTTTCACCGTATTAGATAAATTGGTTGAGATGGAGTATCCTAACCTTTATTATTCCACCAAAGGAAGTCACCAGTATCTAGACCAAGTTGAAGCCTCGGCCGTATCCAACTCGATCGCTGGGTTCACTACCTCTACGAAAACAAAGCCTTTAATCATAGCTAAATTTGAAGAGTTCATCAGGAATAAATTTATTAATCTATACTCCACTCGACTATTTGGTGAGGTAAAGACCTTTATTTGGAATCACGGAAGAGCAAAAGCCATGCGCGGCTACAACGATGATCTCGTTATGAGCATTGCAATTGCGTGCTGGGTGAAAGATACTGTTTTAACTGTGAACAAAAGAGAGGTACAATATAAGAAAGCGTTCTTAAACTCGATGAGAGTATCAAAGACTACCCTCGATACTAGAATTCCTGGGATGATAGGATACGATCGCGTAAGAAAGGAAGCAGAGGAACATCATAAAAAAGTTGCGCCATACCCGTGGCTTTATAAAGGATAAAAGATAAATGGCAGACAAGAAAAAGAATCCCAGGAACGCCAACTCCGAATTATTCCGGAAGTTAACAAGGCTATTATCAGGGCCCCTGACCACATACAAGCGGCAGAACCCACGACAGCTGAGAAGAGTCCAACTAGACAAATATAGCAGCAGGTTCCAGTCTGCAGGCGGCTTATCGTTTAAGAAAGCAGAATACAATCCCTTTTCCGGGATGCAAGGGAATTTTCTAAAAAACCAAAGTCGTGCAGATCGTTATGTTGACTTCGATCAAATGGAGTACACCCCCGAGATTGCGTCAACCCTCGACATTTACGCTGATGAAATGACAACATCCACAATGCTTAACCCGCTATTGACGATCGACTGTCACAACGAAGAGATTAAATCGCTTTTGGATACATTGTATCACAACATTCTGAACATAGATTTCAACCTTTTCGGTTGGTGTCGCTCCATGTGTAAAAATGGTGACTACTTCCTTTACCTCGACATCGATGAGAACAAAGGTATTCAGAACGTGATCGGATTGCCAACTGCCGAGATCGAAAGATTAGAAGGTGAAGACCCAGCCAATCCAAACTATGTCCAATTCCAGTGGAACTCTGGTGGGCTTACATTTGAGAACTGGCAGGTTGGTCACTTCCGTATTCTAGGGAATGACAAGTATGCGCCATACGGTACCTCAGTCTTAGAACCAGCTAGAAGAATTTGGAGACAGTTGTTGCTCCTAGAGGATGCTATGATGGCATACCGGATCGTCCGCTCTCCTGAACGACGTGTCTTTTACATCGACGTTGGAAACATCGCCGTCGAAGATGTGGATCAACACATGCAAAGTGTTGTTACGCAGATGAAGAGAAACCAAGTTATCGATCCTGGAACAGGCCGTGTTGACCTGCGTTACAATCCAATGAGCATCGATGAAGATTACTTCATTCCTATTCGTGGTGGACAGTCATCACGAGTCGAGAGCCTACCTGGCGGAACATACACTGGCGATATTGACGATGTTAAATATCTCAGAGACAAGCTGTTCTCTGCACTTAAGGTACCACAGTCCTATCTCTCAAGAGGCGAGGGAGCAGAAGAGGACAAAACAACCTTATCACAGAAGGATATTAGGTTCGCTCGTACAATCCAGAGACTACAAAGGTCTGTTATCTCTGAACTAGAAAAGATCGGTATCATTCACTTGTACACCTTAGGATTCAGAGGGCATGATCTTCTATCGTTCGGTCTTTCACTCGCCAACCCTTCAAAACTTGCAGAACTGCAAGAACTAGAGCATTGGCGAACGAAGTTCGACGTGGCTGCATCTGCAACCGAAGGCTTCTTCAGCAAGCGCTGGGTTGCCAAAAAGCTCTTCAAGCTCTCAGACGAAGAGATCATCAGGAATCAGAGAGAGATCGTCTTTGACGCTCGCTATACTTCAAAGATTGAGCAGATTGCTCAAGAGGTCCAGGCAGGTGCTGATGGCTCAGGCTTAGGTGGAGATCTCGGCGGAGACTTAGGTGGTGATCTCGGCGACTTAGGCGACGACGAACTTGGCGGCGATGAGCTAGGCGGAGACTTGGGTGGTGAAGAAACTGCAGAGCCAGAAACTTCGTTATTGGCCGAGCCACCAGCCAAGCGAGATGCCGACTGGTACAAAACGACCAAGAAAGACGCTCTAGGGCGCCCAAAATCTACCAAGACTTCTAAATCTAAGGGGAAATGGTATGATCCTGTCACGACCGACACCAGGGACATGGGTGCACGCAAAAGGAACTTCTCATCGCTAGGTGGCAAGTCTCCTGGAGGCAGGAAAAACGTGTATAAAGGATACTTTGACATGGAGTCTCTCTACAAAGAAGGACATTATAGCGAAATGGATCCTAATTATAAGGAAGAAAGGAAAGTCTTCGAAGTAAATCACGACATTAAAGTCTTGATAGAAAATATGAACAAGAACAATAACAACACGGAGCAGGAAAAAGATGAAAAAACTGAGACATAATAAGAAAAGAAATACCGCTTTTCTTTACGAAGCTTTAGTCCGCGAAGTAACAAAAAGTGTTATGGGTAAAAGCGACAAGTCAAAGGAAACAATCCTTGCAATCATCAAAGAACACTTCAAAGAAGGAACTCAACTGCGACGTGAGCTATCATGCTACAAAAATCTGATGGAAGTCAAAAATCTGACACCCTACAGTGCTGAGAAGCTGTTACACGCCACAAAAGAGATGCACGCCAAAGTTGATAAGAAGGATCTGTTCAATGAGCAGACTGCATTGATTAACCGCGTGAACAAAGAGGTGAGTAAGGATGTTTTTACGAACTTTGCTCCAAATTATAAGAATTTGGCAACACTGTACCAGATTTTCAATGAAAAGACTCCCTTAAACACAAAGATCGTTCTTGAAGAACGCTTGGTTACACGTATTTCGTCTCGGCCCGAGGAAAGGGAAGCTGCTTTAATGAAGCCAGTAGATAATCTGCTTTATACCACCTTCGTTAAGAAGTTTAACGAGGAATATTCAACTAGTTTGCTAAATGAACAGAAAGAACTGCTTAACAAGTTCATAATGTCGTTCCTCGACAACGGTGTAGAGCTAAAGATACACCTAAACGAAGAAGTTGGGAGACTAAAAGGGCTTCTAAGCGATTCAATGACAACTCAAGAGATTCAGTCCGACAACAAGATGGTTCAGAAGACCAAAGACGTCATAGGGTTGCTAGAATCGTTCGCAGGACAGAATATTACTGAAACCATGATTAAGAAAGTCTTAAGGGTTCAGAATCTAGTAAAAGAGATTGAAGAATAATGGCTAACTTCGACATTACCATTAAAAACCCCAAAGCTTTTGGGCTAACCTCTACCGGAGACACTATTCAAGCGACTGTCGAGCTAGACGCTCGTCAAACGATCGCAGGACACTTCCTGATTCTAGATCATATCGATATGGATATTGTTATTATGCCGAAAGAGCGGAAAGTTGTTACATTTCCCAAGAAGAATATGAATGAGCACGTATACGACGCTCAGAATAGACTATTCCATTTCCTTGCTAGAAGAGGGATCGTGGACAGGGACAGTGTTCAAGGTGGTAACGTATATGGGGCCATCGAAGGTGTGCTAGCCAAGTCCATTGACGAAGCTGTTGATCCGCTTCAACTAGCGATCTACTCAATCAGCCGCTACATGGACAAAGAGCGCCCACACTTCATGTTCCCCAAGGACTTCGATGATTATCTGGAAAGCGAGATGTCTGATCCGCCGCCAGATGAGTCGACGGCTCTGGGCAAAGTGCCTCAAGAACCACGCAAAGGCTCGATGTCCTCCTACGCTCGCCCGTTTGACTTGATGTACAAGTTGTACGAGCAACAGGAAGACTAAGTGGACCTGCTCTATTTCATTCTTGCCGCAAGCGGCTTGACTCAAATACTGGTATACGGTTCTATCTTCGATGCAATCCGTCCTCTTAACGGAAAGCTTGGTGAATTATTCCATTGTAGCCTCTGTATGGGCTTCTGGAGCGGCGCCTTTCTTTTTGGAATAAACAAATTTACAGAACTATTTACATTTGATTATAATATCGCAAATTTGCTCATATTAAGCTGCTTGAGTTCCGGAACTTCTTACATCTTAAATGAGCTTTTTGGCGATTGCGGTTTGAAAATACAGAATAATGGGAGAAAAGTGATATGACCAAGCGTTGGATGATTCAGCCAGTAAGACACTGTTGCAAAGGATCGATAATCACGCGGGTTGTGCCCGCTTAATGGAGAAAACAAAATGAGACCAGTAAAAAATAAAAGACGAATTGATCCTAGGTACTTCTTGAATGAAACTGCAG